GCAGGTTGCCTCCATATATACCAGACTGAGGAATTTCTATATTGTAGAAAGCGCCAGCGTTTGTAAAACCCCAGTCATAAAAAGTTATGAAGTTTTCGAGGAGTTGATTAGAAAGAGTTGCATCTTGCGTATTCTCAATACCTCTTAATGACTTATATTGTTCATCGGGCATTATGATAGACTCCTTATGATAGCTTTCTCTATCTGTGCAGCTTTTGGCGCCAAGGCTCTGGTTATAAAGTTATCAGTAGAAGTACCTGAAAATGAACTATTGACCTTAAATGGTCTTCGTTTTACTGTCATACTTCCCATTCCACTTCTGCCCTTCGGTCCATAATCAACACCAAAGTCGGCTATGATAATAGAGTCACCAGCTGTTAGCAACCATTGAAGCCAAGGTATTGAGCCTCCTTTTTCTAGCTCTGTTTTCCCAAGACCTAGAAGGTTTACAAAACTAGTAGGTTGTATTCCAATTGTAACCCCTCCGCTAATACTGTTACCTCTTGCGGAAAACTTTTGAGTGGTAAATGTGACTGACTCTGCAATAGAGTTAACGATTGCGGTGGTAGCATCTTTGCCGGTTGGTATACCGAAATCAGCTCTAAGCGTTCCTCCATTTAAAGATGATATCTCTGGAGAAGACTCTAGTGCGCTTCTAACGATAACTTTTATAGGCTCTAGAGCTCTTACAACAGACTTCAAAAATCCCTTATTTGCCTCATCTATTATGGCTCTTAATATTCTTTTTTCAATATCCGCCATTGAGTCGGTTAACTTGAGAGATATAGACATTAGCCATTCCTTTCCCAAAATGTCACAGCATACTTCTCTGGGTTTTGCTTAAAACCTTGAGGATAAGCAACACTAGCCCTAGTGAATTTCATGGTGTGATAATTTGATATATTGCCATACGATTTTGGAATAAGGTACTTTGCGTTGTCTAACTTCGGAAGAAGGGTCATGTTAGATATAACCTGTATCGCACCTTCAGCTAAATTAACAGCAAAGCCAATGTCTCTCCACTGTCTTGGCTCCCAATAGATTCTCACATCTATATCTTCTTCTGTTTCCGAAGACTTGTATCCAGCACCTGCGCAATACGGACAGGGCATACCTCGGCCAAACGGGTATGGGCCGCCGGGCTTGTATACACTTACAGAACGAGTTCGTGTACCCATCGTATCTAAATAACAATTTGGGCAAGACTCTTTCTTTTCTGGATATACTAATGTGACGGTGCGCTCAAAAAGCTCCACCGCCTCATTGTATACATTAAAAACACCTGTTGGTATTACTATGGGCATGATACTAAACAGTCACAAAAAATACTTTCGATGAGGTTCCGCTAGCGGCTCTCACATAAATTGTAGAAGGGTCGATAACTGGTATAACTACACTCTCTCCAGCGGATAGTGGAAATCCATCCGTGGCATCTGCTGCATCGGTCGTAACTGTAGAAATCCCTACATATACTTTAACCGAATTTGTCGAATCTGCCACAATCTGAACGCCCCTAGACGCATGAGTTGAGGTGGTTGTAAGCTGCACGGCGGTTGTGCCGATACTGCTCTTTCTACCAGTTGCAAAGCTTGATACTCCTGCCATATTTAAACTCCTTATGTGCTATACGTCATGTAGTCGTCAAATCTGTGATTAAGACGATTATACATAACATCTATACTTTGGTCTATTAGTGAAGCGGATATTGGCGGAGACAAAGTGTGGTTTGAGCTAACTTTGTTTGCCGCTGTCAATCCTTTAGCGCCAGCAATGCTGACGATACCAGCACCACCGTTTGGCTGGTCATCACTGTTTCTTGCTTTCTGTGCTACGTCTACAGCCATTTTAAATCTCCTTTATTAATAATCAAATGCGGACCCTGAGCGCCCGTAGTTGTATTGGAACGAACGATTAACAACAGCGCTACCCGGACTGTACGGACCAAGAATAGCTTGGCCATGTAGACTGTTAGTTGTTTTATATGTATTTAGCAGGTCTTCGTACTTGTTGCACAAGTCGTTATATAGAGTGTTTAGTGTCGCAGATACACCTCTAAGGTCTATCATCGAAGGTCCATCTCTAAGGTTTAATGAATTTGCTGCTTCGGTTTTAACTTCGCTGCCTACAATAATACAAGCTGCCTGATAAGCAGTAAGGACTGTGAAGTCGGTATCTTTATTGTCAACAGGGTCTGGTGATATGTCTTTCGCTGCAATATCTACTGTATATGTGTAAGTAAAATCGGCTTGGTCATATACCTTGTATGCGGCAACTGCTATAATTTGCTCTAGTCTAGAATCTGCATATTTAGACCCATCAAGGTCACCTATGAGGGTTCTGACAAAGAGAACTAAATCTGTAGTCCACGCCATTTTATTTTTCCTTTATACTAAGTTGTTACATATACATATACACAAAATTATACTGTTGAAAACGATCCTAAACCCTGAGCCCCAAAGAAAAACAGGTTTAACCTACTACTGTATTTCCCATTTCCTGATGCAGAGGTTGGGGCTAGATTAAACTGGTCTGCACCCAAATCCCAAGCCGTCCCAGCTGCATCCCTGTCTCCTCCATCTATATCTATATTAACATTAGTTGGAGTAGTGCCTAAGTCAACACCCGCCCCTATAAGATCTGTGCCTGACTTTAAGTGCAGGTCAGGATCACTTGTTGAGGTGTCTACAAATGCATCGGCATAGGCTTCTGTGGTTACATTTGTTACGTTACTTATTGCGCCAACAGCTCCCCAGTAATCAGCTGTCGCACCGGCAACTATTGGATCTGCAGAAAATGTGTGATATCTATAAGCCAAGACATTTTTACCAGTCGCTCCAGTGGTTCTAAATGTTTGATAAAACAAATAAGCTGAGCCTTCTGCTGCGTCATCGACTGGCAAGTAATAGTATGTGCAATTAAATATATTGGTAACTACGGAACTTTCTGTGTCGTGAACCCGCATGCTTCCGTCAGTACCCGAAGTACAGTTAAAGACAAAGTTGTTCATAAATGTCATGCCGGACCTATTTCTCATGACAGACACCGTACCGCCTGTATCTGATGTCGATCTAATATTATGGATAATACAATTTCTAAGTACAGTCCCGGTGAGGCTAGTGGTGCAGAAAAAACCAAATCTACCTGTGCCGTTGCCGTTTAATTCTAAAAAGGATACATCAGTATTTGGTTCTTGCACATTAATTATATAGGAGCTGGTAGATGAAGGCTTGACCACAACTCCAGATCCTGCAGTTCCGTCATGCTTTTGTCCATCCGCAGCGGTGAGCTGTATATTTGTCGGAATAGCGGAGGCGTCACTAATAGTTACATTTTCAGTGAATACGCTATCAGCATAACATACGCCTTGAGCTGTATCTCCAGAACTATAAACTGAGCCATTGGAAAGATCTGCTTCCCAAGCTGTTATAGTACTGTAGTCTCTACCTGTTGTCCCTATTGATTTTGCAACTGTTGCCATCTAACAATATTCCTATGATAAGTTTTTATATACTGTAAAATTATGAACATCGCTGTGGTAAGTGGTACTAGCGAATACTACCTTACCTTGAATTTTCCACGTACCTGCAGTATCAATATCATTTGATACTGTAACATACTTAGCTTTACCGTCAGTTCCATCGGTAACTAAAGCTCCAGTCTTTTGTGAAGCATTGTCATCGGGACCCTGTAGTATAATATATATATTATTTGCGGAGCTGATATCTACAACAGATCCATCATCTTTAAAGGTTAATTGGAGAGTAGTTCCAATATCACCTACATGTATTTCATTACTAGCCATATCTAACCCTCGAAAGTAGCAAATGTTTCTATACTAGCGTCTACAGTCTTATTTGTATCTACAGAGGCAACCAATTCCATGCCTGTGTTTATGGAGGCGGTTTCCTCAAAGTCTGTATTTATACTACAAATAAAGCTATCAGACGTATTAATATACACAATAAATTCTTTGGTTATTAGTAATTGGTTTATTTCTGCTGTAGCATCAAGTGTAGCTGAGGCAGTTAACGAAGCAGCTCCCTGTATGTCAAACCCGCCTAATGCCGACAAAGAAGCTGAAGCTGTTAACGAAGCCGCAGCGAGCTTGGACACTTTACCCGACGCAGAACATGCTCCACTGGCAGAAAGTGATGCTGATGCAAACCTGTCCACTTTTGCAGTTTGAGATGTGGAAGCGCTAGCAGATAGTGATGCAGAGGCAAATCTCTTAACGCTGCCTGATGCCGAAACAGAGCCAGAGGCTGTAAGCGATGCTGACGCAAAGTTTTTAGCATTAGCTGAAGCTGATAATGTAGCTGACGCCGAAAGTGAGGCTGAAGCGTTTCTTTTTACAAATCCAGTAGCAGCTAAAGAACCACTGCATGATGCCGCTGCTGAAGCAAACCTTGTAACTTTAGCTTCTGAGGATACGGCACCAGTTGCAGACAGACTAGCTGCTCCAGATATTGTCTGTGCTGGTAACGTTCCCTCTGCGGTTAATGTGGCACTGGCGGTTAATGTTGCAGCAGCAGTTATTACATTCCCACTAGAAGAGAAGGGAGTTGACGAAAATGGAGCTCCTGAAAAACTCATATGCCTTCTCCTTTATGTTGTGGGTTGTTAACTAATCTATATACACAATAATAAGATTATATACTTACTATTCCTTCTGTCACTTTATCAAAAGTTAATATATCAATGTGCTCTCTTTCGTCCATTTCTTTTCTACAGTCACATTCCTTGTTGGGATTTCTTAAGTCATCTACAGAGTTACCAAGTGATGTAGTCAAATCCCAGTAGGGTACAAACCACCTTCTTTTTGCTACAACAACTGGGTCGTAATCATCTGGTATTTCTTCAGGAGGATTTTCAAGAGCGATCTCTTGTCGAGTATGAACAGTGTCTCCCGAAAGCTCGACCCTAGTAAATGAGTCACCAGTATAACTCCTACCAGAAGTATTTATAGCCGCAAAGTATCTTTTTTCAATATCTGAAAACGGAAAACTACTGTGTTCAGACTTTAAGTGATCACTGTATGTTTCTATATCATTCCAGACTGCATTAATATCTACATCACTTCTGCTCTTCCCGTACCAGTAGGCAAATCCATTAGCAGCTCTAAAAATTAAATGGTTTTTGTTCTTTAGTCTTCTTGTTATATATTCATAAGGATTAATCCTTTCACCGTCTTCATTCGGAGTCTTCCCAAGAATAGTTTCCTCGCTAGTTATGAGGTTGGTTCTTTTTACATAGTTTGAATTAATTCTCTCAAACTTGTATGTCTTGGTTCTTTCGAGGAAGTTTATGAGCAGAGGATCAGGGGTTCTAGAGCCGTTGGTTTCAAGGCCAAAATTTTTCACATGACACTTCTGCTGTGCGTGATGATAATATATTTCATCCAAAGTAAAAGCCTGAATGATATCACCGTCTTTGTAAGAGCTGGCTACTGGGCCATCATTTATTTTTACTATAACTTCCATAAGGCTCTCCTAATCCATGAATAGAAAAAATGCGGGACTTCCTGTGGTAGCTGCTGTACTTTTTTGGTGAGCTCCAATATCCCAAGTAACTCCAGTGGCATCTCTGTCAACACCGTTTATATCTATATTGACACCGCCAGTTGTTCCTAAATCTGTCCCAGCCTCTAGACACACGGAGGAAGTGTCCAGATGTAAGTCTTCCGATCCTGCTGATGTAGATACAAAATCTATTTGACTAAGAGTTTTGCCTATCAATGCCGTTGAGTCATTTTTATTAACGTCAAAATCCTCAGCATCCTTTGCTGCATCGGTAGTATCATCTGAAAGGTTAGTAGCGGAGTTTAACACTCTGTTCGAGTTTGGAGTCTCATCCATCCAATAAGCGGCGGCTATATCGCCCTCAGTTAAACCTGCAACTATATTATTTTTTATGTTTGCTTGAATGTGAGTGCCATCTCCAAATCTCATCCCAACAGCGTCTTTACTTCCTCCTTGGGATGTTAGCTTATATATCGTATTGTTATAGATGTAAAGACTTCCTATGAACGACCTTATATTTATACCCATTGCGCTATCATTACTAGTCTCTATCATGTTATAAATAATATTATTGAGAAAGTACCAGTTTTCTGAAGTGGTCAAAGACAATCCGCTAGCGATAGCTACTGGGCCAGTACTACCGGGATTGCCTCCTTTATCATGTATAAGCATATTTCTTATGGTGCAATCTCCTGCTCCTGTAGAAATGTTTATAAACTTATTAGTGTTTGTAGAGTCTAGGCTATCCGCACTGATATCTAGCCATTCAATGGTAAAATCGTCTATTCCTATTTTGATGATACCTACGTTGTGGCCAGAACCAGATGTGGGCTTTAGTAAGGCTCCACTTTCTGCTGTACCGTCATGCCTATCGTCAGAATTAACAGTTAATTTTACAGAAGATAAACTTTGCTTACTGTCAAATGTTACAGTTGCGTCTGTGAAGGTAGAGTCTGAATGTAGCTCACCAACAACATCGTCGCTACTTCCCCAATAAGAAGGGCTTGAGTCATCAACCATAGCCTCAAACAAAGTAATTGTAGAAAAGGCTCTTTTGAATACCGCATCCTGTTGGTCACCATATTCATCTGTGATGTTAGTAGGTGAATCAGCTCCAGTTCCACCAGAGCAATATTTCAGAGTGTAATCACTTCCAGATATGCCAGTTAAAAGATAAATAAATGTTGTCCCTGTGTTGGCAGAATCATCCATAGTAACGATGTCTCCTACGGCGACATTGCTTCCGGGACTAGATCCAAACGCTACTGTATATGGATTACTACCGCTAGCTGAACTTGGCGTAACGGTAGCTATACTTTGATTTGATCCAACACTTACTGTAGTTGTTGCCATGTGTCACCCTTATGAACTCTTAATATCTTCACCAACTATAAATCCATCAAACGCAGATGAGGCAGTTGTACATATAAATCCAATCATATCTACGCCACTTGCTGTGGTTCCGGGGGCTGTTCCTCCGGGCCATATGACTGTATCTGTAAAGGCGAGAGAATGATCTCCTCCCCATGCAAATCTAATTAATATTTTTTGACCCACTACGGCGTTTTGTATATCTAAACCTGTTATATTTCCACTTGTGGCTACAGTGAAATAGTTGCCCAAAGCAGCATTAATAACAACACTACCAGACTGACTAGTAAGTGCAGTTGTGTTTCCTACAACACCGACGTTAGTTACAATTCTACTGGCATTGTCTGTGGTTGTAAACTTCATGTAAGAGTTGCTAGCCTCAGTAACATCTAAAGCGGTAGCAACGTTATCTTTAAGGGTAATCTTAGCAGTTCCGTTATTTGCCCCAGATACGTCAATGTTCAAGCCGTTTGCAGCATCTGCCACACTAATACTGTCACAATCTATGTCTCCAACATTTGTTATGTTTCCATCGGATACATCAAGAGACCCACAAGCAATACTACTACTACCATTGTCAATATTTCCAAACCCAGAAGTAATAGAACCAGAGTCCAAAGCTCCAGTGGTGACAATACTAGAGCTACCTGCAATAGCTGAGTAGATAGAACCTATCGCTGTACCACCTATTGTGATTGCATCTGCTTCTAGGGTTCCGTCAAAGTCTCCATCTACAGCATCAATGTTACCCTTGAAGATCGTGGCTGTTATTGTGCCACTAGACGGATTGTAATGAAAATCTCCATCAGACTCTAGGCCAACGTTACCAGTGGCACTCGCATCTTCAATGAATGGTATCAGATTATTCTCATCTGTGCTTTCGTTATCCGCAACTGCGACATGATTAGCGTTTGTTGCCGTAACTGCATTGGTAGCGTTAGTTACCGTTACTCCTGCAATAACCGTGTTTAATGCTGTTCCACCAATCGTAATAGCGTCGGCTTCTAAAGTCCCATCGAAATCTCCATCTACGGCATCTATATTACCTTTAAAAATCGTAGCAGTAACTGTACCAGTACTTGGGTTATAATGGAAATCCCCATCAGATTCTAGACCAACATTACCTGTTGCGCTGGCGTCTTCAATAAAGGTTATAAGATTGTTCTCGTCAGTGCTCTCATTATCAGCGACTGCAACGTGCGCGGCGTTAGTGGCATTGGTAACGGTTACTCCAGCAATGACTGTGTTCAGGGCGGTTCCACCTACAGTAATAGCATCGGCCTCTAACGTTCCATCGAAATCTCCATCTACCGCGTCAATGTTACCTTTAAATATAGTAGCCGTAACCGTACCAGTAGAGGGATTATAATGAAAGTCGCCATCTGACTCTAGTCCTACATTACCCGTAGCGCTAGCGTCTTCTATAAATGTTATCAGGTTGTTTTCGTCGGTGCTTTCATTATCGGCCACGGAAACATGAGTGGCATTAACTGCATTGGTTGAATTGGTAACAGTGACTCCAGCGATATGTGTATCTAGTGCGGTTCCGCCTATTGTAATTGCATCCGCTTCTAAAGTCCCGTCAAAATCTCCGTCTACCGCGTCTATATTACCCTTAAATATAGTGGCAGTAACTGTGCCACTAGAAGGGTTATAATGGAAATCTCCGTCAGATTCTAATCCAACATTGCCCGTAGCGCTAGCGTCCTCGATGAAGGGTATGAGGTTATTTTCATCTGTACTCTCATTATCAGCCACAGAAACATGAGCTGCGTTAGTAGCGTTGGTAACTGTCACTCCTGCGATAACTGTATTAAGAGCAGTACCTCCCACCGTGATTGCGTCAGCCTCTAGAGTGCCGTCAAAGTCACCATCTACAGCGTCTATGTTACCTTTAAAAATAGTAGCTGTGACTGTCCCCGTTGATGGATTATAGTGGAAGTCACCGTCAGATTCCAAACCCACATTTCCTGTAGCGCTAGCATCCTCAATGAAGGTTATGAGATTGTTTTCGTCCGTACTCTCGTTATCAGCTACATTAATATGAGTAGCGTTAACAGCGTTTGTAGCATTAGTAACTGTGACCCCAGCAATATGTGTGTCTAGCGCAGTTCCACCAATCGTAATGGCATCTGCTTCAAGTGTTCCATCAAAGTCCCCGTCAACTGCATCTATATTTCCTTTGAATATGGTTGCGGTAACTGTACCGCTAGAAGGATTGTAGTGAAAGTCTCCATCTGACTCTAAACCTACATTCCCCGTGGCACTGGCGTCCTCAATAAATGGAATCAAATTGTTTTCATCTGTGCTCTCATTGTCTGCAACAGCCACATGATTAGCATTTGTGGCAGTAACCGCATTAGTTGCGTTTGCAACGGTTACTCCGGCGATAACTGTATTCAATGCAGTTCCACCGATAGTAATTGCGTCAGCCTCTAGCGTTCCATCAAAGTCGCCGTCTACAGCGTCTATATTGCCTTTGAATATCGTTGCTGTGACAGTTCCAGTAGATGGATTATAGTGAAAATCACCGTCTGATTCTAACCCTACGTTGCCTGTAGCACTCGCATCTTCGATAAATGTTATGAGGTTATTCTCGTCGGTGCTCTCGTTATCTGCAACAGCTACATGGTTGGCGTTTGTGGCGGTGACAGCATTGGTAGCGTTGGTAGCGTTAGTGACAGTAACTCCCGCTATAACTGTATTGAGGGCGACACCTCCTACGGTAATAGCGTCTGCTTCGAGTGTACCATCAAAATCACCGTCAACTGCATCTATGTTGCCTTTAAATATTGTCGCCGTAATAGTTCCGCTAGATGGGTTGTAGTGAAAATCGCCATCCGATTCCAGACCTACGTTTCCTGTCGCGCTAGCATCTTCTATGAATGGGATTAAATTGTTCTCATCGGTGCTCTCATTATCCGCAACAGCTACATGATTGGCATTTGTAGCAGTAACTGCGTTAGTTGCATTAGTGACAGTCACTCCAGCAATGACGGTGTTCAGGGCTGTTCCGCCTATTGTGATGGCATCTGCCTCAAGCGTACCATCAAAATCTCCATCAACCGCATCTATGTTACCCTTAAATATTGTCGCTGTGACGGTTCCTGTCGATGGGTTGTAATGGAAGTCGCCATCCGATTCCAATCCTACATTTCCTGTAGCACTGGCATCTTCTATGAAAGTTATAAGGTTGTTTTCGTCAGTACTTTCATTGTCTGCGACAGCTACGTGAGTAGCATTGGTAGCATTTGTAGCGGTGTCAGCATTGCCTGTCAGGTCTCCAGTAACATTCGCCGTAATGCTACTAGGTAAACCAACAGTGATCGTTCCAGAAGCTTCGGCTACTTCTACTTCATTGGAAGTTCCACGAAACTGTATATCTTGACCGAGGCTAATTTCAGTAGTGCTAGACCCATCGCTAACGCCTATACTAGAAGAGGCAAGTTTTGCTATAGCTATAGCTGCACTATTACTTATATCGGCATTAACAATGCTATGAGATAAAACGCCACTACCATCTAAATGTACAGATTTGCCTGCAGGATAAACACAATAGATTGTGTGTGTTCCACTACTAAATGTTTGTCTGGTGGTATCTGTGAAACTAGCTTGAGTTGCAAGAATTGTAGTTCTGGTAAGAGTTGTGGAGTCTGCACTGAGTGTGCCCAAGCCAACTTCCCACTTTGTGCCATCTGCATCTTCTAAAGCATAGTACGTTGTGTTGCCGTCAAAGGTTGCATCTGCATCGAAGGCTACATAGCCAGACACTGCGCCAGTAAGTGCCATGTCGCCACTTGTTCCGGTGCAAGTCTCTTTTACTCTATCTTTAAGTACTAAAGCCATTGCCTCTGCTCCTTATAAAAAATTAAGCAAAAGTAATGTCTAAATCACCTGCTGAAATAACAAATTGATCGCCGTTCTCTACAAACTTAGTAGCTGATAGCTGCCCATACAAAAGAACGTTTCCGCCGGAGGATGCGTCTGCAACAAACAGTCCTGATACATGACCCCATTCGTTTGATGCTGCAGCAAAAGTTACTGCCTGCTCATTATCGGTGAGCCCATTAGTAGAGCCTGCACTCCAATATGCATCGCCTTTAATACCAGATGATCTAGCGTAAGAGCCGCCAGAAAGTTCGTGAGTTAGTGTGCCAGCTTCTAGTTGAGCTGCATCATACTTTCCTACCAGACCAACGTAAATGTTACTCGGAGCAGAAAAAGATGTGCCCCTCAAGATATGGTCTATAAGCTTATTTTCTAAATAATTTGACATAGCAGTCATATCAAAATACTCCTATTAATTGTAATGTTAGTTGCCAGCCGTCGCTGGTTTTTATTTTATAGTACTATTATTCCAGCTTCAATTTTGTCTACGTTAATGTCATCCACAAACGGTCTGTCATTAATCTCAACTCTTCCGTCAACTTCTTTGTCGTAATTTCTAATATCATCAACGTTTGCACCTAAGTCCCAGTAAGGAACTTGCCATTTTCTTTTTGCTGCTATGACTTCATCACCCGTAATTACAGGATTTTGTCGATCCACAACAGTATGACCAGAGAGCTCTTGGATGATTCCTCCAGCATTGCCTCTGCAATTCATAGTGTAAAAATGCCTTTTTTCCAAAGATGTAAACTTCCAAGATGTATTGTCTTGTTTAAGATTATCAGACCCTGATTCGATATGATTCCAAATAATATCAAGATCTATAGGTCTAGATCCACTATACCAAATTTCTGATCCTACTGAGCCAAAGATCCTGTGTCTATTGCTTTTTAGTCTTCTGGCCAAGTAATCTTCTATCCATATAGCTTCACCGTCTAAGTTTGGCGAATTGCTTATTATATCTTCTTCTGAAGTCAAAAGATTTATTCTTCTTGCCGAGGTTGCATTTATTCTTTCAACTCTATAAAGACTCGAAGTTTCCATATATTTCATCAACAATGTATCATTATATCTTAAACCAGATACTGGGTCTAGGTTAAAGTTATCTACACTACAAATAGATTGAGCGTTAGCTAATAATATCCTATCATTAGAAAACGCCTGAACAATGTCGCCATCTTTATATGATTTATCACCATCTGCGCTGTTTACTTTTATCAATAGCTCCATAGTATATGCTCCTTTTGGTTATTCTGGGCTTACTTTTATATACACAAAAACAATAAAAAAACCGCCCTATTATCTCTAACAGGACGGTTCTTATTAAACTTGAGCGTACAAGTATTAGAAGGAGCCAGCGAGAACTCTTCTATTGTCTAGTACACCAAAGCCAATTTCGGCCCAACCGTAGTAACCTTGACGCTGATGTCTGTGAAGAGCTTCGTCTTCATAAACTTCAACTTCTTTCTTGACTGGCATTACGAAACTATCGCTAGAGGCTTGATCCAAGCCAATAACTAGTTCAACGTCGCCAGTAGCAAGAGAACCACCAAGATCATTATCAAAGTAATCTTGATACTCTTGGTTATCGCCCAACTCAAACAAGTCGTGCAGGTTAACTCCGAAGAGTCTCGTCAAAGGAGCAGCTCCGTCAGCTGCCACGTAAATTTCACGACGTGAAACTTCGTCAAGCTGATCGACACCCCAGTTGCGGATATCTTCGATGGCTTCTGGAGACAGGTACATGTCAGTCAATCGGCCATTAGCGGTAACGCTGTTACCACCGCCGTTACGACGCATAACTGTCTTCATCAGAGATACCAAACGCTTTGTGAACTGACCAGCAGCTGCGTCGGCATCGTAGACCAAAATATTTCTATCAACAGATGCGGCTAGCAAAGTGTGCCATCCGTCGTCGTTGATTTTCTTAACAAAAGATGCTTCCAAAACTTGCATTGCGCGAGCAATAACGTTCCAGTTAGCTTCACGGGCATACTTCAGCAAGAAGTCAATCGAGCTGGTAATTCCGTAAGTGTTAACCATGACGTAATCGCCTTCGACGCTACGTTCTGGAATACGACCGTGACCCGGATTAGTGTAAGCAATGTGCTCACTTTCTGTTCCCGGTGCAAGAAGATCGAGTGGAAATTCAGGTGTAGCACCCGGCTCAAGTGGCATAGCTTCATAAATGGAAGTTACGACATCACCGAATAAGACACCTTTACGCAATGGTGTTTCCAAAGCCTTAGCGATTTCACGCTGGGCTTCGATAGCCACTGCTTTATCTGAACTACCGGATTGCTTTAGCAATGCGATAAATTCATCAGAAGGACGTTCTTTCATATTCATTATCTATTCTCCTTTATGGGCTATGATTATACTGCAGCGCGGATGGACTGAGGTAGATTAATTTCAACCTTGTAGTAGCCATCTTCGTCTATGCTAGATAAGAATGTACCGATTGAAGCACCAACGTTACCTGAATGGTCAGCAATACAACCGCTATTAGCGATATTACCACCATGAGTAACATAGGCAGGATCACCAGCGGTGACTGCGGTTGCTACCGTTACACTGTTAGTTACAACATATCCTTTTCTAAGGACTGTTACTTTACCGCCCTTTTGGACTTCATCTTTATGTTGGTTAATATGTTGACGTGTGAGGTCAAGGTTAACCATATCATTCAAAAGAATTCCAATAGGAGGTTTACCAGAGGCAGCAGTGTAAGTAACCAAAGCAGCGCCTTGATCCATAGCAGCACCACTACCACCAGTCGAGATTGAAACTACACCACCTCTAGTAGCTGTTTCATTCATGAAAAAGCTAATGTCAGTCTGTAATTCATTTCTATCTGATTTAAGAGCCATTATATATTTCTCCTTGTTAAATTACTTAAGGTTCGCAGTTGTTTTTAGAAGAGAACCAAACCACTCGCTTGCGGTAGAACGAAGTTCTTCAGAGGAATCTTCATCGTCAATAGCTTCTGCCATTGCAATGTCTTCATCTTCTACAGCTTCTTCTAATTCCTCTGCTTGGGCTTCAGCTTCTGCTTCGTCCACTTCTTCTTCAAGAACTTCCACTTCAGCTTTCTTCTTCATCATAGCTGGAGCTTCTTCTTCATCCTCTTTTTTGTCCTTCTTTTCAAAAGGATTTTCTTTGTCATCTTTCTTTTCCGCCTTCTTCTTCGTCATTGCAGCAACAACAAAGTCGAAAGTTTCTTCATCAAGATTTTCAAATTTAGCAATAGCCTCATCCAGTTCTTCACCTTCAAGACCTGCTTCGGTCAAAGCAGCAACTCTCTTTTCGAGCGCAGCAGCCTTTTCGATTTCAGCAACCTGAGCGATTGCTTCTTCTTTAGCAGCTTCAGAAGCCGCTAGAGCTTCCTCAAGTTCTTTAACTCTTGCTAGAGCTTCTTCTACCTGAGCTTGGACTTCGGCAATAGCCTGATCCTTAGCAGAAATAGTTTCTTCAAACTTTTGCAACTGACTTTCAATCGCTTCTGTTTTCTGAGCTTCCATTTCCTGCTTCATAGTTTCGTTGGCGGTTCGAGCTTCAGCTAGTTCAGCCTTGACTTCCTCCAACTGTTTCTGTAAAACATCGGACATTTTAGTCTCCTTTATTGATGAAACAGCAACTAGTTCACTATCATTTTCACTAAAACTTTTACTGTCATTTAAAATGACACTTCGAGGATTAGCAGGTTTAGAAACCAAGCCCTTGCCAGAGAAAGATATATTTCTTAATAATCTACCCACTGTATAACCCTCATACTTCCCTGTTCCTCCGTAAGCGCGAAGATGCTTTGACAAAAACGCCGAAGCTTCCTCTCTTCTTACAATTTTGCTTGCACCCGTTTCATCTTTCAGTGCATAATCAAAATTTGGGAACAGACATTCCATAGATACATACCATCTATCTCCTTCCTCAATCTCTTCTATTATATTATTCATTCTCTCGCGTAGTTCTGGATCGCTCCAAGACTTATATAGAACACCCTGTGTAATTATATTAAAGTCTGTTGGTGAACCAGCCTCTGCAAACGAAAGATCGCCATCTAAACTGTTGCCTTCAAAGTCAACAACGTAGTTGGCGGTTATGTGACCAATTATATCTTTTTCGTTGTGCATATAATTGAATTGTTTATCTTCTGGAGTGGAACGTGCTTCCCACATTTCTTGTGCGTCGAAAACATCATCATTTTTATTCCACCCGGTACTAACTAAAACAGAGCTTAAATAGTATAAGTCTATCTGCTCTTTATTTTCGGCCTGAGTATCTTCTAGACCCAAAAAATTAAGAGCTAACGCACGGTCTTCTTCGTATTTACCGGCGGAAGTACTTAGTGTATTGGTTTCAGAAATAACAGGAGCGCAATACGCAATCGTGGTATTGTTTTCAATCAATTCCTGAAGACCATCTTGTATTTCTTGTGCATATGCTTTCATATAAAGTCTCCTTACATGATAATACACAAAAAAAGATTTTTCTGTTTAATTTTGCCTAAAAACTAGGAGAACGACGCAAAGGTGGAGGCGTAGATATATCTCATTTCGTCGATGCTTGGTTTTCTGTCTTGAGTCTCAGAAAACTTATTGACCGCACTATCCACTTCAAGACTGAAAGATTCCGATGGCCTCGTATTAGAATCAATGATCTGCTTAATTACATCAGCGTCTATTTCCATAAACGGTTTTATGCCAGTAAGTATGCATAATTTTAGATGCTCTAGCTGATCAAACTCTGATTTAGTGAGACTTCTGGCGTTTTTCTTTTCAAAATGAGCTAACGCCATTGGTGTAACTAACTCGGAAATCTTCTTCTGTGCTTCGTATGCCCAGAGCGTTGCAGCTACGTTATCACTGCTTCTTGGTAGCACTCTTTTCTGCTTTCGTTTTTGCTCGTCTCTAGCGTTAAATGGTCTACCGCCTTCTGGACTTTCAGGCTGCTGATTGTCTTCTTCTTGAGGAGGTCCCAGCTCAATACGCTCTGTTTGAGGGTTTTCTTCCTCTACTATTTCCTCTTCTGCAGGAGGCAAGCCAAGGCTTTCCAAATACATGTCTTTATCTAGAACGTCTTTAGTCATGGCTAGTTTAGCCATATCCTGCTTGTGTTGAGGATTATGGAAAGGACCGGCTTTCTTCGGAGCGCCCGGATCGTTTGTTCTAGTTCTTTCTTCTCTTCTCACTCTAATCTTCTCAATAGTAGGTAGCTCTCTAAATCTTTCAAGCAATGTTTCGTGAGATATGATATCTCTATCGGCAAGTTGAACAAGAAGTTGTTTCTGTGCGGCTTCATCTGAGAGTATGATCGAGTCAAAGTGTATCTCTGCTGGGAATCTAAAGCCCATAGCCTTCTGCACTAACTTGATTTCATTCATCCAGAAATCTTTAAGTTTTTCTCTACCGTACTCCAGTCTTTCAACTAAAGTCTTGAGACTAACATAATTATTGCTGTATCCACCACCAGAAGCGGCTCCGGTTAGTGTTGGAGGAATACCAAGTCCGGCATATATACTAGTTAGAACTGGCTGGTATTTCTCTGCCCCCAAAAACTTGTATACTTGTGTGCTGCTTTCTTTAAAGTCAATTTCAGGACCCCATACTAAGTCCATAGTACCTCCGCCGACATTACTGGCGAGAATATCTCTTAACTTGTTAATAGCAGCCTTGGTAGGAATAATCTTATGGTCTAGATCACCAATTCTCCACAGTCTGACATTTGATATAGCTCCATCTAAAGCGGCTAAGTCTGCTAGCTTCATTTTTTCGAGCATCACAATATCATCTAGAATGGCGTATATCATAGGATTTGACCAAACGTTCCAGTCATCCTTCTTGTAGTGATACATCATAAACTTATCTTTATCTAGAGGGATTTCTCTTTCGCCTTGAGAAAATCTCTTTATTAAGTAGTTCGGTAAGTCACGACCTTTGCCATTTACGTCTCCATTCATCATTAATGAATTGACTGTGTTCTTTGAGACTTTGAGTACATATTCGATGTCACCAGTAAACATAGCGACATCTTTATTCTTGATGCCAACAGCAAGAGGATTCAAAAAATCATATCGCCAAGGGATCTCTCTTTTTGTTACCGGGATGTCTTGTATTTTCATATCTGGAGCAGCTGTGCTTCTTTTAAGCTCCGCTTCTTTTTTCTTGTTTATCTTTGCTGTTCTTCTGCGGATAGGAACATTACCACACCTATAAAGATAATTCAAGAACCTTTCTGATCGGTCTAAGCCATCAATCTGCTCAAACCATTTACGATAAAACTTTTCGATTGTTTTATTCGGGTGTACTAGAGTAATTCCCTGTGTAGCAAAGTCACCCATGAGGTCAATAACATTTCTAATAATGCCGACTTTTTCATAAGCCTGCATACACATCTTGACTATTTTCTTTTGTTGTGACGGAATACCTTCGCCCGGACGAAACGCATTGTAGTCCCTGCGATTAAAGCCGGGTCTTACGGATCTTTGGGTCTCTATATCTATGAAAGTTCTATTGTCATAGGCATATGACTTCTGTATACCATCATATGCGTTAATATTGTCAGCAGACAGCTCATAAGCTTTACTTCTCTCTGCGTCGTCACCCCAAGTCAAGTATAGATCTTCTGACATTTATATTGTTCCTTTGGCAATAGTATTGATAATGGTATTGTAAATTATTATACACAGTATTAATAAATATCGCTCATATTTTCTGTAAACCAAGATGGACCATGATACATCGGCCCGTTATCCTTGTTATCTTGTTCTCCAGACTTTCTAGCAAAACCACCATAGTGATCATACGTTCTTACGGTTCTTTCTACGTCAAGTTGCCTCGCGCTCATGTTGGCCATAATCAAAGAAGAATAGCGGTCTTTCCTGAGCCTACTCTTTTTTCCTGCTGCTATTTTTACTTCTGGTGTATCCCATCTTTCTCTACCAGTTCCTGTTTGTGTCATAATAATCATAGACAGTTCATTCTTCAATTCTTCTATCTCCATGACGCAATCTTCTAGAGTGTCGTATATTCTTCCTTCGATATTATCCTCTTCTGCAGACAAACCAAGACTAACTGAATCAAAGTCTGGGAATAGTACTAGTTTATCTTCAAAGTCTTTTCTAAGGCCGTGATTAGCCTCTGCGAGCCAATCGTACTTTGCGAACTGGCACATTCTTAATATATGTAAACCCGGCTCATCGTCCGTATCTTTTGGCTTGTCATAGTCTATAACAGGCCATATTTTTTGCTCTCCCTCTCTTACCTTGTCTTTGTCATGCAGGGCTTCCATAACGGCGATACCGCCACCCTGAGCATCAAGCGCAATCTCCATGCATGGGAATACTTTCATTAAGTTCCTAATCTTTCTAGCACAGTAAGAGTAAAAATCGTCTTCGTCTACAAGGTGCGCCTTTAACTGATCTCTGTGTTGGCTTCTGTTGGTAGTCCATACATGAACCACCCTTCTGTGGGTTCCATTTAGCTCTAGCACAACTATGCTAAAGTTATCAACTTCAGATGCCGGGTCAACTCCAAAAATATATTTTTTGTTTGGATCGCCTTTTAGCATCGCCTCAAACTGTATAGGTTGTTCATTTATGACAATGTTATTCGACTCGGAGGCAATACAGTTTTCTATTAATGATCTCTTAAAAAATCCTTGACTATCAGTAGTGAAACAAGCCCCATACTCCATCTGAAAAATACCAGAGTGTACAGTTGCTCTAGCTCTAGCTATCTGGCCCTCATCCATAAAGCCGTCTGGGAGTGTCGTTACCGGCATGCGTATGACTGAATATTCTTGCCAAGCAAAGTCTTGAGGTACATCATCACCAAAAACCTCCTTTAGCTTTTGCCTGTCTCCCTTGCTGTTTACAATGGATCTGTATCTTTTCCAGTATTCTGCAAAATGATTAAAATCATAGTATGCCGTACCGGACAATATAATTTGGTTTGACTTTTCTGTTACCGGGTCTACGTCTGTTTCTTTTATTAGCTCAACTCCAAGCTCTTCCGCTTTTTTCTTTTTTGCTCTGTCTTTTACTTTTTCGATAGGAGAAGCGGATACCGCAGCAAAACCAGCAACGACATTTTCAAATATCTCACGAGGTATAGATGCAAATTCGTCAGCGATGATATCATTAGCACGTTGACCACGAATCTTACTTCCGTCACCAAGAGGCAGGCATGTTATAGTACTGTCGCCAATATGCATTACGCATCTATCGACATCTCTTCTTGGTCCGCTTCTAGAGCCACACAGATCCCTCAGAATCGGCGCGTTCTTCCATATGGTGTCCATGTACTCAAAAAGCACTTTCGACTGCCTAAAGGCCGCACCGACAACGATGATCTTTCTTCTTGGCATAAACAGCGCTCGTAGCAATGGGTACACTGATAATATAAACGACTTGCCCATACCACGACTACCGATCAACATGGGAAACTTCTTATGCCACATCTCCTGAAGCAGTAAAGACTGGAATGGAGATATCTCGATATTTAATATATATTTACAAACAAACGAGAAGTATTCTGGGCGCATCATTAGCCAAGCTATGCGCTCAAGCATTTTATCTGGGTCGTCATCATGGAAAAGAAAATCCATAGGATTGAACAAATCCCCATCTTTTACATCTATACCAAGCCAAGCATCTTGTATTACTCTGTCTAGGTTCTTGCTTATATCAGCCACTATTTAAGCCTCTCTAACATTTTTTCTATAGAGCCACAATTACCTTTACCAAAGACACCATCCGCAAAACCATATTCTACAGCTTTTTCTCCTTCGAGAATCCAGTCTTCTTTTACATTCAGTCTTCTCTTAAGTATAGCTTTGATTTCTACTGCTTTTCTTCCTTTAAACGCAGAGCCCTTTTTGCATGCGTTTACATATATGTCATACATTAATTCTTTAGACCGTTTGAGGGCCTCAGCGTTCGATATAAACTGCTTTGTTGTCCCACTGGTCTCACAAGACCCTTCATGTATCAGCCACTCTGTATGGGGGTGTGTGACCCTCAGACCTTTACCTATAACTGCTTGCGGTATGATGCTACCCATAGAAGAGGCCGTACCATAACAAATAAACAAAAATTTACACTTGCTAGCTTTGATTGCGTCATATATTGCAAAGCCTGCGTTTTGATCTCCGCCAATATTATATTGATGAACGATAATAGGATTATCATTTAAAGATTCAAGCATTAGCAAGTTCTTAATAAATTCTACTGCGTGCTTAGCTCCTAAACCGTCATCTCCAGATTCAAGAAATATCTCTCTTGTTTGTGACAATAATCCATAGTCATGCCAGTTAGATAAGGCTGAGTATATTTGTGTCCTATTAGGTTTGTTCATGGAACATCGTATTTAACCTCTTAAATATGCTTTCTGTAACCTTCTGTGCGTTCTTTGCATCATCGCAGAACAATATATGGACTCCATACCAAGTTTGGTATTCCATTAATGCTTTGAGTATATACTTGCCTGTTATTTTTCTATTGGCTATTTCTCTTTTGCAAAAATCTGGTTTAGTATGCCACATGTAATCAGAAAATATTGAACGAGGGTAATTAATAACATCGCTCATAGAAAACTCACAGATTATGTATTTGAATGGGTATTCCTGTATGCGCTCCATTTCAGCATTGAATCTTTTCTTTTCTTTGCCTACGTTGTTAGCAACTTCCTCTACGCTTTTCTTTCTCTCAATGCACACGGCATCTTCAAATCCCTCAAGCGTATAATCACCAGTCTTTAGCGTTCCGGGCTTCATTCCATCGCAGGCATCGCCACTGTGGAAGATCCAGCCCTTCTGCTCTCTAGTGTCTTTTATAACAACAAACTTAGGAGTTTTTTTCTTAGCCATCTATCAACCCCAACAAATAAGACTCATAGTGTACCTCATTGCCTGTGACTTCTTTGTGACAGTCATAACACAAGGTTATGCCATTACTCACATCAAACCTCAGAGACGAAGCGCTAGCCCACTTTCTGATGTGGTGGACATACATCTTTTTCTTTTTCCCGCTAGTCTTGCACATCTTGCAGCGAAATTTGTCACGCTTCAACACATCCGTCCGAAACTTCTTGTAAGCCGGATCGTCGTAATTCCTCATCTATATCTGCCTCCGTCATTAACTCTGCTAATCTTCTGAATTTGATTTCTGGTTCCCATCCGAGTTTTCTTCTTGCTTTGGACGGGTCACCAAGTAGGTAATCAACTTCAGCGGGTCTAAAGAATTCAGGGTCAATGTACACGTACTGGTTCCAATCACCAAGACCAGCGTGCTCAAAAGCGTATTCCAAAAATTCCTCAACACTGTATGTTTCTCCAGTAGCGATGACATAATCGTCTGGTTCCTCTTGTTGCAGCATGAGCCACATTCCTCGGACATAATCTTTTGCATGGCCCCAATCCCTCCTTGCTTGTAAATTTCCAAGCCCTAGCTTAGGAAATATAGGTGTTTTAATCATATCTAAATACATTCTTTCTCTAGGCAACATAATATGATCTCCTGCAAATTCAAACCTACAGGGCGACGAGATTAATGCAGAGTTTTGTTTTTCCCAAGCCAGAAATCTTCCGATCCACTTAGTTATTTTACGAGTGACGAAGTTTTCTCCTCTTCGTTCGCTCTCGTGATTAAACAAAATACCACTAGATGCGTGTATACCATAGCTATCTCTGTAATTTCTAACTAGATGGTGTGCCGCTAGCTTAGCGATGGCATATGGAGACTGAGGCATAAAAGCAGTATCCTCATCTTGATATTTTTGTACGACTGTATTTTCGTATGTGATTAAAGAGTCTCCTACGGAAGACTCAACAGGCCGTTCACTAAAGTTTTTGCCAAACATTTCACTAGATGAGGCTTGATAAAATCTAATCTCATTAGCTCTTGGTGAAACCCTAATCGCTTCCAATATGTTTAGACATCCACCAGCCGTGACATCCCAAGTTAATGTAGGCTGCTTAAAAGAAGTACCTACATGAGATTGAGCTGCCAAGTTATACACTTCGTCAGGCTTATACTTATTAATAATATCAGAGACACAAAATCCATCTGTGATATCTCCCTCAACAAGAGTAAAATTAATATTTTTCATGTTTTGATCTAAACGCTCAGTCGTGTCAACACTACTGCGTCTAGCAACACCAATCACTTTATAATCCTCTGAGAGTAGCAAGTCAGTTAAGTAAGAACCGTCCTGACCTGTAACTCCAAAAACTACTGCAGTCTTCATTTAATCTCCTTTAACTGTATCTGATGATAAAAAGGGTTGATCTACTTGTCCGTCTTCATACTTTATGTACTCTGATAAACGCTCTTTCTCTGCTTCTGTAGCTAAGCGCATCTTTTCCATGTCTAGTCCTATTTGTGTTCTAAAAGTAGGATCTGATGCTATCTTTTTCACCAGCGATGCAAACGTTAGCTTAGAGTCCTCGAT